AAGGTTGACAAACGTTGGTCAGATGCGACACTGCTGAAACACATTGAGGAAATGCAATGGGCTACACCAAACGACAATTCATAAGCGCAGCCTTTGAAGAGATCGGGCTTGCCTCTTATGTTTTTGATTTAGGCCCAGAGCAATTGCAATCAGCCCTGCGCCGCTTAGATGCAATGATGGCAGACTGGAACGCCAAGGGCATTCGCTTGGGTTATCCTTTGCCATCCAGCCCCCAGGACAGCGACCTAGACGAGGAAACAAACGTTCCTGATTCGGCTTATGAAGCAATAATTTGTAGCCTTGGAATCAGACTGGCCCCGAGTTTTGGCAAGCAAGTAATGATTGAGACCAAGACCACTGCAAAGCAGGGTTACGACATCTTGCTGCAAAGGGCCACATTCCCGCTTGAGAAACAACTACCAGCGACAACCCCATCGGGCGCTGGCAACAAGCCCTGGCGAGTCTACGATAATCCTTATGTCAGACCACCTTATTTGCCTGTGAACGCTGGCCCTGATGGGCCTATCGAATATTACTAAGGACAATCATGCCAACGATCAATCAACTGCCAGTCCTAAACACAATCTCCAGCGGAGACCAATTACCCGTTTATTCGCCCAACAACGGGGATGCACGGCGCACATCTATCGGTAGTTTGCTGACGTTTTTCCAGCAGAGTTTTGCATCGCCTACATTGGCGGTAAATCTCTTTGTGCCTGCCAACGGTTTCAACATCACCGTGCCGACCCCTGTTTCAGAACAGCAATGGATGCTGCTGCAACCCGCTGGAACGCTAGCAACGGGCACGATTACGCTGCCTTTGAACACTGGTGTACCTGATGGCACTCAGGTGCTTATCACTACGACGCAGAAAATCACCGCCTTTACCTTGGCGCTTAATGGCGCAGCCGCAGGCTTTGGTTTCCCAACATCGCTGCTTGCTGGCGCAGGCTTCACGGTGCGCTATTACCAGGCCACAAACTCTTGGTACAACATCAGCGCAGAACTTCAATATATTTTCCAAGATATTTTTGTTGACACCATCAATGGTCTTGTCTTGGGTCTGGGCGGCGGTAATATTGCAAACAACATAGCAATTGGCGACGATTCTTTGTTGGGAAACATTACGGGTTCTAAAAATACGGCTGTTGGGGATAAATCTGGTGTCTTAATTACCACCGGAAGCAAAAATACCATTTTGGGTAGTTTCAGCGGCAACCAAGGCGGCTTGGACATTCGCACACTCAACAATTACATTGTCCTGTCCGATGGCGACGGCAACCCACGCGCCTACTGGAATGGGGCAAATGCCGAGTTCGATGGCGATCTCACATTGACTGGAACTTTGATTGGGAATGACATTGAATTAAGCGGCCCGTTGACTGCGGCAGGTAATGTTTTGGTCAACAGCAGTTCTGGGAAAATTGGCTATGCGACAGGCAATGGCGCTGGCGGTACGGTAACGCAAGCAACATCACGAACAACTGCTGTTTTGCTGAACAAGCCAACAGGTGCAATCACTTTGTTTAGCGCGGCTGGTACTACTGTAGCCACCACATTCACTGTGACCAATAACACGGTTCTTGCAACTAGCGTCATTCTGCTTAATCAAAAGTCAGGTGCAGATTTGTACGACTTGATGGTCACGGCAGTGGCAGCAGGCAGTTTTAACATTACGTTCCGAACCACGGGCGGCACGACCACTGAGACCCCAGTTTTTAGCTTTGCCGTTATCAGTGGCTCAATTGCTTGATTATGGCAACCAAACCCAAGTCCACAGTCAATGCGGCTGGCAACTACACGAAGCCAACCATGCGGAAAGCCTTATTTGAAAAAATCAAGGCAGGGACAAAGGGCGGCGACCCTGGCGAATGGTCAGCCCGTAAAGCACAACTGTTAGCAGTGGAGTACAAGAAAAAGGGCGGGTCATACAAATGAAAGCCCCGCAAAAGTCACTGTCAGATTGGGGAAAGCAAGATTGGCGCACCAAGTCAGGAAAGCCATCGTCTGAAACTGGTGAGCGTTATCTGCCTGCCAAGGCTATCAAAGCCCTGACTGCGGCAGAGTATGCAGCGACCACACGGGCAAAGCGTGAGGCTACAAAAGCAGGAAAGCAGTTTGCCAAGCAGCCTAAGAAGGTTGCCGAAAAGATTAAGGGGTTTAGATGAAAACTCCAGCATACGCACGCAAAGAAGGCCAGAATCCCAAAGGTGGACTTAACGCCAAAGGGCGTGCTGCGGCAAAGGCCGAAGGCATGAATCTGAAGCCTCCAGTCAAGTCTGGTGACAACCCCCGTAGAGCATCGTTTCTAGCCCGTATGGGTGGCAATCCTGGCCCTGAATACAAAGATGGTGAGCCTACCCGCCTGCTGTTAAGTTTGAGGGCATGGGGCGCATCATCTAAGGCAGATGCACAAGCCAAGGCAAAGAAAATATCTGCGCGGAACAAGGCGAAGTAAATGCAAATACCTATCCTTAACGGTATTTACGCCGACAACACCCCAGAACTGCGGACATCGTATCCGGTGAACTTTGTGCCTGTGCCAAAGGTAAGCGGCATAAGCAATGGCTTTCTGCGTCCAGGTGATGGGATTGTGGCAAACGGCACAGGCCCAGGCATTGACCGTGGCGGCATTAACTGGCAGGACAATTTGTATCGGGTGATGGGTACAAAGCTGGTAGAAATAGACAGCGCAGGGACAGTTACTACATTGGGCGATGTGGGTGGGCCAACAGATCAACTTGTCACCTTTGATTACAGCTTTGACGAGTTGGCGATTGCATCAGGTGGTCGGTTGTATTATTGGGATGGCTCAACCTTGACGCAAGTCACAGACCCTGACCTTGGTGTAGTGCTTGATTTCTGTTGGGTCGATGGTTACTTTATGACCACCGATGGCGAGTTTTTAATCGTTACCGAGTTATCCAACCCGCTGGCCGTTAATCCTTTGAAGTACGGAAGCTCAGAGGTTGACCCTGACCCCGTGGTGGCTTTGCTAAAGTTGCGAAACGAGGTCTATGCGCTGAACAGAAACACCGTAGAGGTGTTCGATAACGTAGGCGGCGAGTTATTTCCATTTGCAAGGATTGACGGAGCGCAACTACAAAAAGGCGTTATCGGTACACAAGGATGCTGCGTCTTTATTGAGCGCATAGCATTTCTAGGCAGTGGTCGCAATGAAGCCCCAGGAATTTACATAGGCGCAGCGGCCACCACGCAAAAGGTAAGCACGCAAGAGATTGACAATATTCTGTTGCAGTACAGCGAGGCGCAGTTAGCTTTGGTCAAGCTGGAGGCCAGAAACGACAAGGCACACCAACATCTTTATGTGCATCTGCCTGACCAGACACTAGTCTATGACGCAGCAGCATCCGAGGCTTTGCAAACACCTGTCTGGTTTATTTTGGTTACCACCTTAAATGGTTTTGCTCAGTACCGTGCTAGAAATATGGTGTGGGCTTACGACAAATGGTTAGTGGGCGACCCTCAATCAAGCAATATTGGCTATCTAGTCCAAGACACCGGCCATCATTGGGGTCAGCAAGTGCGTTGGGAGTTTGGCACGCTCATTGTCTACAACGAAAGCAACGGCGCAATATTTAACCGCTTAGAGTTAGTCAGCCTGACGGGTAGCATCGCCATTGGTAAGAATCCGCAGATAAGCACCAGCTACAGCGTAGACGGAAAGGCTTATAGCCAAGACCGCAGCATCAGCGTGGGCACTACCGGCAGCAACAAGCGCCTGGCCTGGTTTCAGCAGGGACACATGAGGAACTGGCGCATTCAGCGATTCAGGGGCGACAGTGATGCTCATGTGTCCTTTATCAGACTTGAGGCTCAGATCGAGCCATTGGCGTACTGATGGCAACCGCACCCATTTCCCGTAAGCTGAATTTAACCCGCGACCAGCTTGCGGCGTTCCTGACCGACCAGCAACAGATTCGGCAGTTTGAATTATTGTTTTCCACGGTTGACCAACTGCAAGTAATTGTTGGAACAGACTTTGAATTTCAGGCAGACAATGCTGCTGCTGCCGCAAACGAAGCATTAGCGCAGATTTCAGCTTTAGCGCAGCAATCAGCAGTAAACGCAGCACTGGCAGAAAACAGGGCAAGTCAGGCGCTGGCGCTGGTGGACAAGCTGAATAAAGCCGTTGAGGGTTTGCAGATGACCCCGCCACCAAGGGAGTTCAAACGCGCAAGGTATGGGTCGTTTTACGACACCACCACACAGGCTGCGACGGTCATCAACACAGCAACAGCAATCACGTTTAACACGACAGACATAAGCAATGGGGTATTCATTGGAAGCCCAACATCAAGAATCGTGGTTGATAGCGAGGGCTTGTATAACTTTGCTCTTAGCTTTCAAATCGACAAAACATCGGGCGGCACTGCTGAGTTTTATATCTGGTTCAGACTTAACGGTGTGAACATTGCCAACAGCGCAGGATTTATCCGCATCCAAGGTAACAACGCAGAGATTTTCTCAGCCTACAATTTGTTTTTAGAACTTAAAGCCAACGACTATGTTGAAATAATGTTTTCAGTTACTGATTTAAGCGTTGAAGTTTTAGCAGTAGCAGCAACCGCACCAGTTCCGG